ATGTTTACCGGGCAGAGCCATATCAAACTGTTGAGCTTTCCAACTGTCTTCACGCATCTCATCGGTAATGTAGTTACCAGTACCTTTGTGCTCGGTAATAGTCAGAGTGATCTCACCAGTATCAAGTGCATCGATAGGACGATCCTGATCTTCTTGAACATCACGTACGATAGCATCACCAAAAGTAGTTACATGCAGAGTGTCACCATCAGGGAAATCACTTACGTCACGGTGAATGCCTTCAGGCAAAAAGTCATCCTTAATAGTATCAAGAATAACTGCTGAATACATTTCCGCTCGACGAAGTGCCGAACTATTAGAAGTAGTATTACCAGACATTATAGTCTTCCTTTTAAGTTGAAATTAACAAAAATTAATTAGGGTCACTGTAGAGATTATACTCGTTAGCAAGTTCGATAATACGTTTGCCAGCAGCTTTCGTATTAAGACGAGCTATACTTTTACTTTCGTTACCCTTATCATTCCCATTATCTAAATTCACATTAACAGATGAATTGGTCGATCCTCCTGCAAATGAAGAACTTTGATTGCTTGTAGTGGGAAGAAACAGTTGGGCGAATGCTTGTGGTGCAGTCTTAGCTAAATTATCCACTTTATCCATATCCATACCAATTTCCTTGGCTTTAGCTTGGACTTTTGCTAAGTATTGTTCACCATAAACTTCTTCAGCAGTAACCATACAAGAATTCATATTCTCTTCTTGTTCAGCTTCAGATAACTCTGCCTTTAACTTGGCGACTGCTCTATCCACTATCTCATCTTCGTTAAGCTCAGGTTTACTCGACTGAGTGGTATTCTCAGCTTTCGTTCCATTTTGCTTTACCGCTTCAAGCACTTGTTTGAGTAAACCCTTTTCTTCCTCTTTCGCAGCTTGAGCTTGACTTTCTTGAAAGCTACGATTCTCTTTCTCTAAAGTTTCGATATGCTGGTCGGCATTCTCAATCTTCTTCAAAAGATCTTCCTTAGTTTGGTATACTCGATCACCAACAACCAAAAATGGTTCGTTGGTTTGTGACTCTGCCGTACCAGCGTTTTGGTCTTGCGTAGTTTGGTCAGATTGAAAGCTCATTTATTCATCTCCTATTTCAGTTTTTCCGAAAAGGTCATCTCGGATTTGCCTGACCTTAGCACGTTGACCAATATTACGCCAATGACTAATTTCAGGATTAGGGTTTTCCATATTATGTATATCTTCGTCATCCTTTATAAGCTTGTGAAGATCTTTGCTTAAATACACTTCAAGTGTATCTAAAATATATTTAGCAGAGAGCCAGTTTGCTTTAAAGAATTGTTCTTTTTCCGCTCGCTGCTCGGGTGTCAATGTCTTAGGAAATTGACTGAGGTACACCCTCAAAAGGGTCTTCGAAACCTGCTTCATTTATATCAAACTCCTCTGTTTCAGGTTCTTCAATAGGAACATCTTCTTCTTCCTGTCTTTGTTTGGCACCTGCTGCTATTAATCTATCAGCTTCTATTTGTTCGGTAATACGACCAAACTTCTGGAACAACTGATGTTCATCAAATCCCATAACTTCTTCAAACAATTTGGCAAGTCGTTCACCCGGAAAGTGTTGTAAGATACCTTCATCTTGTACTATAGTGGTTAGCATATCTCGTGCATCTCTTGCTAATTGTTGTTGACGAGAATAGTGACGTGCGCCAACTGGAATATACTTACCATTCATGTACAGATCTTCAGAAGAAATATTAGTAAAGATTTTAGAACCATTTTCAGGATCTATAAGTTCGACAGTATCCTTATGATCTGAAGCTTGTCGTGCTACTTCAATTTCCGCATTGAGGATAGGTTCGATCATATATTCTTCGAACTTCTCAAGTTTATGTTGGAAGATCTTTCCAGCAGCATTCATTAACTCAGATACTTCGAACTTCGTCTTCTCGCCGGGAGTACGAAAACCCATTGCTTCTCGTGGTGAACCAGCATAGAGATCCATCGCTGCTTCTAATTCGCCTATTTGAATATCTGCTTGTAAGATCGTAGTATCTGGCGACAATCTACGTACGTCACCACCTTCAGTTACGAGGTATTCTTTAGCACCTGTATCTGTATAACCAACCTCAACATCACCGATATGTACCTCATCAGCATCTACCATTTGATCAAAAGCATCAGCTTTAAGATTTTCAAGGTGATTGATACGATATTGCATACCAATTAAACCTTCCAGTGGCCCCATTCCCCACAGATTATTACGACGTTCTCTCCAACCGCAATGGTAAATATGAGGTTTACCGTTCCATGTAGGACAAGGTTCGTTGAGGATAACATAACGACGATCAACAATAACTACGTGACGATCAGGTTCCCAATCACCAGTAGCTGAGTTATAGATATCACCGTAGAACTCTAATACTTCAACCAATCCAGATTTAAGATACTGTGTATAGTTACCGAAACCTGAAAAAGTCATTTGATAATATTTTTCAGTTTCTTCGATACCCGGCCCACTTAATGTAAACTTAGGATTTTGAAAAGTAAAAGCACGATCTTGTTTTAAACGTTGAAGAATTTGAACATACTTATCACGATGAGGTTCACTGATCGTATCTGCTTTACGCTCTAAGTCACCGATACCATAATGTGATTTAACTATCTTTGGTGTAGATTCAAAATCAGTAGACGTAGGGTTAAATACGATATCAAAGGGATCTATACGAAAAACTTTTGGCCCTTTATATCCACGTGTTAACTTAGCTTTATCCTTATCCTTATAGAAGTTGTTAACATACTCTACACCAGCGAATGCATTACCAGTACGAACCCAATCATCTAATAACTTATCTACTGTTCTTGAGAAACCAGATAAACGATGTTTAGTACGCAAGTAACTTTCCATCAATTTACGATTTGACTTCTCAACAGCTTCATCGTTCTCACCTTCCCAAGCTAACCAATCACGAGTTGGCATAAGACCGGGCTTATAGTTGGCAATCAGGTTATCATAGATCTGTGTGATCTTAGGACGATTAGTAGTATGGTTATAGTCACCATCTACATTAGTAGTCCCTTTTGTATCGGTTGCTTCTATGTATTGGGTAACTTCATTAACAACTTTTTTATAAACACTACGCGCATCATTCCATGTACGCCAATTATCATAAATATGCGCTGCTTCGGAATCTGGTTCACTTAAAAAATCATTGATGTCTATTGAGTCTAGAGCCACGTTTTCTTCTCCTACCACCAAATCGTGATTCTGGTGGTGCTAGTTCTTGCGTTTGAGTTTTTGATGAGGATGCACGAGCTGAAGGTGGTTTAGCATCTTCAATAGCTAGGAATACCGCATCTTCTAGATCATCATTGGGAGGATTAATGAGACGTATCTCTTCCTCTAATACTGTGATTAATCCACCTTTAAAATGCCAGACACTCTTTGTATTATAAGCTGGTTCAACAACAGCAGCGTGTCTTTCATATTTAGTACCTTCGTTCTTTGCAGCTGGTCTAGCTTCAATAATAAGTCTTCGACCTTCTTCTCTACATTTCTTTTCAAGAGATTTCTTTACAAGTTTACCACCTGTGTTAGTTTCAACTTTGATAAGTTTGAAACCCCAATACTCATGAAGTTGCATTACCTCTTTATAATAAACGTCGTAATCATCCGTCTTGAATCTGGATAAAGCTAGGATATAAATGTTTCCTTCGTAATCTACACCAACAACAGCAATTGCGGTATAGTCATTACGTTTACCACCAGAATCTTGTAGATCTGTAAAGGCTACATCCATTCCAGCATATACTTTGAGTTTTCTATCCCTGAAATACCAAGTACCACCTTGACAACTTAACCACTTAGGATCATAGTACTGGAACTTATCAGTATCAACTCGATCAAGTGACGGGTCGTTTGGTTCGTTATAATATTGTGCACGAAACTGTACTTGTTGTCCCATGCTTTGGTATTCTGCTAACTTCCTTGCACGTATGTTGATATCAAAACCGAACCACTGTTTCAACATCTGTGAATAAGTTCTGGGCCAGATATATTTCCCTGTGCCATCTCCGTGTGTTTCTAACTTGTACTCTTTAATGTCCCACAAAGCTGTTTCGGTAACATACTCACCTTTATCATTGAGTATAGGGA